AGATATACATATCTCCTACGTTGCTACCCTTCTAAACTTAATATTCTTACGTCTCACAATCCTTTCTGGTTTAGCTTCCACTAACTTTTCAGGTTGTGCCTTGTACCTAATGTTGCCCCATGAGATCTCATACTCACCTGCAACAGCTTTCTCTGCATTACCAATCATATCCATGACCGTAGCCTGCAGAGCATCTCGTGCTTCCTGCGATGCTTTTATGTTCTCATCTAGTCTTTCTATCTGAGCCAATAAATTAATCGCTGTAGCAGGCAATTCTGCCACCTCATCTGGAATCACTTTCTGATATTTCAACCATGCATCATCTGAAGTTACAGGGTCATAGTAAGTCTTGGTATCGACTCTGTATTGAAAGTCTTCTGCAACTTCTTTCAGCTCTGCTTCAAAAGCAGGGTCTCTTTGATAGAAGTAGTAATGTATCTCAGGTTGAATATGATAAAAGACAACTAAGACACCCCAGTTGCACCCAACACATTCGACCTGAGTCTTGAGCTGTTCCCATCCTCTCCAGATAGCAGGTTTACCGTCTTGCGGTGGATATGCTTTTGTCAACTTGCATTCAATAACACCCATGCCATCTAGGTGAATCTCATCGCCCTCTGGAATGTAAACTCCTTTATCTGGATTCTCTACATACGTCAGATCATCTGCGATTGCAGTTCCATCTAAAGAACATTCAACAGGAAAGAAGGGATGCTCAAACTTCTGACCAAACTCCGTTTTTACATCCCTGAGATTTAGCTTCTCACATGCATAGCGAATGATATGACCTTCCATGAAATGACCTAGATCAACTGCAACGCTGTCCAGTTCCACTCTCACGTTCTCTCCTTCACTAGCTCTCATAGCTCTGTCTATAAGCTCTTGCCTTGAGCCATAAGGACTGTTGCCATTCGCTTGAGAATAAGTGCTTGCACTTAATCTATCGTCTCTGGTTAACTTACCTTCTCTCTCGCCCATTATTTTTGCACCATGAAGAATACAGTTCCAATGAGTAGTAAAAAGGTAAGCACTGATACAAACTCTTGATCAATCATCCTTTTATCCTGTATTGATGTGGCACATATCTCCAAGCAAGATAGTGCCTACGTTTAATTTTGTATGCTTGGTACAGCTTTTGTGCAACTAGAGTTGCGATTATTCCTAATAAAAAATTAACCATGTTAAACCCCCTTATTGTTTTTATGGTTAGCTAAATGGACTTTCCTGATAGCTTTCATGTAATCAATCTCAGCTTCCAGAGATGCCCACAGTTCATCTTTGACTTGCTGCTTTTCAGCACTAGGCAAATCACTAATGATCATGAGTTCTGATTTCTTAGGCACGTACCATTGATGGTTGTATGCCTTGTACTTAGGGTCTGGATTATCTTTAGGTGTGTTCTCACCCTTCCAATCCCATTGGATGACACCTCTGCTAGAGGTGAAATATAGTTCGTGGTTAGATAGGTTCATGATTTATTCCAAACTAAAACATCACCAAAAATGACATTACTTACAATCTTGAAGTCAGTTGTTTCTGCTAAATCTTCAATAGGAACTTCCCACAGCTCCCAAGAATTACGCCTGCTAATGTCTGGTAATAATTTAACATCAGCGTAAACTCTTTTTTCTTTTTCGACTATAGCAGGAACTTTACCGCCTTCACCTATATAGTATGCATACTTCATGATGCTCTCCTTACTAAACGCTCTTCAATCTCTTCTTTAGAAGCAGTGACCTTGTACACATTGTCAGTGGTGTAGATCAAAGTACCTTCGTAGCTATTGATAATACCTCTGATGCTTTCTGTAGGGATGGTGACATAGCCACCACCCCACTTGAGTAATCTGATTGATTTCATATGCTATATTTTTTTCTATTTATTTCTTGCTCTATGTATGGTCTCCATATCGCAAAATTTGATTCGTACTTTTCAGACTTGGCTACAAACTCAGACCAATCAATGCCAAGATAATTAATTATCTCTTCCAATATTTGCACATCATTGGTTGCATAATAAAAAGCTAATAGTTCAGTTAAATGTTTTGTTGCTTTCATTACGCCACCTCTCTTTTTGCATAAGTAAGTGAGCCTGTAAGTTTTAGCTCAATCATGGTTTTTTTTGCTTCTTCAATATCGTTGTAAATTCTTGCAATGTGATAATTAACATCTCTAGTCTTTGCTCTTGAAAGTTTTGCTAATCTTTGCAACTCCTTAGCATGATAATTATCAAATTTACTGAATCGGATATAACTCATATTAATCATGGAAGAATCATTGATATATTGAAAGTCATCGTATGAAGGCAATTGATTTACAACACCATTTGGATTGTAAAGATGGAAACGTAATCTATCATACGCTGTCATTCCTTTATCAGTTATTGCATGATCAAAAACATACTCAAGCAAATTAATATATTTTGGTTCATACGGATTGTCACTTAACCAAGTATCATCATATTTCTTTCTTTCTGCTCTATTGTGTTTTTTAATTTCTTTGTAATTCATAATTTTTTCCCTTTAAAATAATTACTAATGAATCTATTAAACCAAATAACTATACATTTGTATAGTATTTAATTAAATTATTTTTCTAGGATATCTAAGAGGTTTTTGACTGCATCGTTGTGCTTCATGTGATCATCTTTAATAGTGATCTGTTTATCAGCATGATCTCTAATAAACACTACGTTCCGCAGCTCTAAAGAAACCAGAGCATATAGATCTATGGTGTTCTCTGGATATTGTCTGTCTTTTGCTTTGCTACGTCTCAGATCAAATCGCCAATTGATGCGATGGATTTCGTGTTGTGATTTAGTTTTTACTTGGCATCTATAGAATTTGCAATCGTATTCAAAAACTATATCTGCGATGCCCTGACTGGTTATGAATACTTGGTCTGCTACTTGGGCAATAATGCTTGCAGCTAAAAACTCTCCTGCATTACCAATGTGATGAGTATGATGCAGAGCCATGACACTTATGAGCTATCAGCACATCTCCTTAATCTTTCAGAATTGATCATGCTTCGTCTTGGAAGCTGCTCATGATATTTGGAATTTAAAATTTCTTCTGCAGCTTTCTCCCATTCGCCCAGTTCCATAAAAGCTCTGGTCTTTCTGAATGCCATGAATCCGTTTAGTCCGATATTAAAACAAAGATCAAAAGTTACGTATTGAGCTTCAAGAGGTAGATCTCTCCAGATTGCCCATCTTTCATCTAAGAACTTTTCTATTTTTTTGATGTCATTATCAAGAAGATATAGTGCTTCTTCTTCTGTGATTCCCCCATCTTCAGTTATTAGTCTACCCACCCCGATAGTTTTCTTTCCTAAAGGGTCATCATAGCAGTGAAGCACCATGCCTTCTTTTTCAATGATCTCTTTTTTGAGAGTAGCGTAGTCTATCTTATTTTCATTCATAGCTAAATACATTATCTGCCTTGTCCCCTGTACTTTTTAAATTGTGCTTTTTTGTTTTTGTTTTTTGGATAAGTGTTTGGTGATGAGCCAATAGAAGTTCTTTTAGTTTTGGCTCTCTGGTAATCATGTGTTTTAGTTACCGATTGCTTAGGTTTAGCCATTATTTTTTATTGGATATATTGCTTGACCCAAAATAGAAAGATATCACTGCTGTAGCAATTCCTGAAATTTGCCCAATAATAAGCATGATAGTATCGTCATTAGCATCGTCTACTGGATAAACAGTTACCATGAAGATGTAAGACAAGAATCCAAGCATGGTAATGATGCCAAGAAATCTAGGAGTCCAATCTTTGCTAAACCTAGCTCTAGCATCCTGTAGATCTTGAGTTTGCATTGCATACACATCTACATCCATTTCCTTCATCTTAGCTTCAAACTCAAGTTCTTTATTCTTGAGTTCCATGATCTGTTCAGGCGTTGCTTGTTGTATTGCTTGCTCTATGCTTCTTTGCTCAGGTTTACAACCTAAAGCATCGGCAATCATAGAAGCTGCTGCACCTGCTAATGGACTGCCTAAAGCAGTTCCTATAGTTGGTGCTAGTGTGCCTATAAGACCTTTGATTTTGTCAAATTTCATATTGTGGAAAGAATGAATCCTAAGAAAGCTAAGGCAATAGTGCCTATGCCACCAATGATCCAGTTTCTAATAAAGGTAATATCTGAGTTAAGTTGCTCTAATTGTTTAAAGCAAGTCTTCCACCTTTCAGCACAAATCTTTTCATGCTCACTGAGAGATGCATGCACTGATTGTACTGTTGGTTTAGACATTATTTTTTAAATACCTTTTCGATAAGATCTTTGTGCATCCAACAAAGACCAATAATTAAGATTGAGTTTGCTACAGTTAATACTTCAAACATTTATTTCTCCTCGTCAGCTTCTACAACCTCAACTTCTTCAGTTGCAGTTAAGCTGTTTTGAAAATCCAAGATGCGATAGTTCTTATCTCTGTTGAGCTTGTTGAACCTAGCTTCTAGCTGTCGCATTTCATCAGCGATACCATGCAACTCAGCAGCAAGAACTTTCTGATCATCGTTAAGTTCAGAAGCTCTAAATTGCTTATCGTCTAAGGTAATGATTACTGGATCTTCGTTCATGTTGTTATTATCTTTTTTCTCCATGTTTTTCTCCTAAAAGTTTTAATTAATTATATATTATTTTTTTATGAGTTTTCTAATGTTTCTATTCTTGCTTCAGCAGCTTCCAATTTAGCGGATAGTTCTTGGATGGCTGAAACTAGATGTGGAACTAATTTAGACAAATCTAAGCCCTGATAAATTGGATTGCCTTCATCATCAATAGCATCTTTAGTTCCTCTTGCAACTCCATCTACAACCTCTTGTACTTCGTGTGCAATAAAACCTGTATAAGTAATATTCGGATTTGTAATCATGTTGTAATTTTTTACACTTAAATTATTTACAACATTTAAACCGCCAGTGTAATCAACAATATTTTCTTTTTTACGATAATCGGAAGTAATTTCATAATAAACTCTACCACCACCATCGCCTGTAATAACTCCCTCTTCACCGCTACTATCTTGGAATTTAATGTAATCACAATTACTAAAGGAGTCATCTCCACTGAACTTTAAATCTAGTAATACAGAATTAGCAGAAACTGCTGATGTTACATTTTCTACAATCATTATAGATGTAGTGGATGTGGTGTCATCTTTAATGTGCATTTTTAAAGCTGATGTGCTAGTTGTTCCAACTGTAACTGCTGCTCCATTGGGATTTAATACTAATGGATATACTCCACTACCCCCTGATTGAATATATGAACCAAAGGGACTGCTGTTTAATGTGCCAAAGCATATTGCATTAGTTGCTGTGCTGTTAATCTTAAAGATACCGCTGCTAGTTTGTGGTGATGAATCGGCTGTTCCATAGACCTCTAACTTAGCAGCAGGATTATTCGTACCAATACCAACATTGCCTGAACTATCAATCCTAACCATTTCACTGCCATTGCCTTTACCACCAAAAGCCATGTAGTTACCTGAATGGTTGTAATCTATATAACCTGCATATCTATCACCACCGCTTGTACTATCTGCAAAATATATTGAACCTTGTGTAGTACCTGCAAGAGTTAATAAACTTGAGCCTTCTGTTATGTCTCCAATTTGTGTTGCTGTATTTGCTGAAAATGGATTGTTGACACTGCTAGTTCCAACACCAAGATCTCCTGCAACAACTAAATTATCTTCCAGAAATTCATTAGGTACTTTCGTATTTGCCATGTTATGCGTTCTCCAGTGTTTCTATCAATTCTTGCTCTGCATTAGTTACCCAATCTTGTCCCAAGCGATCAATAACCCAATTTTTTAAAGTTTCATTGTTTACTTCGGTTAATTCAATAAAGTTTTGAGTAACCCCTTCACTTACATCAAAGCTAATTAAAGCAGTTGTATTTGCAGTATTTTCTGCATCTTCACTATCTGTTGCTACACAAGAAGCTAAAAAACTTTCAACGATATCTCTTTGTTGTGTTGAAACAACATAAGGTATTGTTTTTTTGATTTTAAATTTCCATTCTATATTGATCATAATTGTACCTAATATAATGTTGGTGTTGTTGATTTAGCACTTCCACCATAAAGCACAGTATAAGTGTAATTTTTGCTGCCTGCTGCCCCATGTGTTAACTGTACTGTTAAGGTTGCATTATTCATTGAAGCACTTAAAGTAAACCCTGTAAACACTGCCGTTGCACTACTTAATAAATCTAAATCAGGAGTTTGTCCATAGTTTGCAGCAAATGAATAAATCGCAGAAGCTGAATCGCCTGCTTCTGATTTTGTAATGATTATAACTCCACTATGAGCACCATTATCTCTATTAAGTGTAAAAAGTGTGGTTGCACTATTGCTTACACTTTTATAACCAGAAAAAGTAGAAAAACCGCCAGTGTTATTTCCTGAACTATCACTTGTTGTAAACGCTGTACCTTTAACATGAAACTTTGAGCCTGCATAACCCATTTGCCCATCATTAGAAACAGAAACTCCACCATCGCTAGTAATCCTCATTTTCTCAGAACCATTAACTTCAAAAGCGTATAGTCCTGAAGCTCCACCTGCATTAAATAATAAACTTGAACCTGAAGCTCTTATATTGTGTGAAGCATTGCCACCAAAGCCACCGCCTTGAGAACCTATATAGAACTTTACATCTCCATCACTTTGACCAAGATGCATGTCTCCTATGGAACTTATCCTCATGCGTTCTGTGCCTGAAGAACCAGTACCAAAGGTAAGATCTATATCTCCATCACCACCGCCTGATACTCTTTCAGCAGCTATAACTCCATATCCATCTGCGGTGGCATCACCACCAAAATGTCCAAAAATTATTTGCCCAATATCGTTTCCATTTGCCACATTGTAAGCAGCAAGTTCAAGTTTGGGCATTTTATTTGTATTAGAGCCACTGTCTATTGTAAGAGTTGTGCCATCTGTAACTGAAGCACCACCGCTAATTGTAAATCTATCAGGACTAGTCGTACCTATACCAACATTGCCACCTGATTCAATATTAATTAAATTACTTGTGCCTAATACGCCACTTGCAGCAATTACAAAATCTCCATTGGTATTATCTCTACCAATAGCGTAGGAATCAGTACCATTATCAGCAAATACTAATCTAGCATCGCCACTACCTGAAGTATCAATTAAAACCTCTGTAGTTCCTACTGTGCTTCTCTTGAACTTTCCAACCTCTGAAGCAGCTCCAGTTACATCTAAAATATATGAAGGACTACTCGTACCTATACCCAACCTATCATTCGTAGCATCCGTATAAATAGTAGAAGTATTTAAATAAGTCTCAACATCACTATCTGTATAACCTGAGATGGTAGAGAAAGATAAAGTACCTGAACCATTGGTAGTAAGTACCTGACCATTAGTTCCATCAGATACATCTAACTGAGCTATGCCCACCGAATTATCACTTGGAGTTCCTATTGAAACTTCTTCAGCATTATAAGCTGTGATAACTCTACCATTTGCAGGTGCTTCAGAGAAAGTTAAAGTAGTTCCTGAAACACTATAACTATCATGAGCCTGAAATACACCATCAATAAATACTATTAAGTTATTTTCACTTGATGGTGCTGAAGATAATGTAAAGGTAGTATCACTACCATCACCTGTAAAGATATTGGTAGAGAAAGAACCACCACCACCACCTGCGATAGCACCCCATTCAGTTGTATAACCCTCAAATTCACCAGTTTCAGAATTGTATCTAAACATACCTGCGGTTGGTGTTCCATTTCTTTGTGCAGTTGTACCTGATGGTACTTTGATTGAATCTGTGCCACTAAGTGTTAAGTTTTGGAATGTAGGTGAATCAGAAGTAGCTACTGATTGCCCAATAGAGATAACTCCACTGCTAAAGGTAACTCCAGTTCCACCTGATAGATATGCTTCTACATCGCTATCGCCATATTGAGCAGATCCATCAATCGTTAAGGTGTTGGCTACATCGTTATAAGTAACTGTGATTCCAGTTCCACCAACAAGTAAATTACTTACTCTGTCATCTACTCTTTCATCGGTAAAGTAGAGATTGCTTACTCCTTCACTTAGATCGTCTGTATCTTTGCCACTGAAAGCAGTGTCAAATCTAGCAGTTGTATAGTAAAGGTTAGTTGCACCTTCGGTTAAATCGTCTGTATCTTTGCTAGAGAATCTAGTATCAAATCTAGCATCGGTGTAATAAAGGTTAGTGTTCTCAGGAACTATGCTTGTATCTAGAGTAGTTGGTGTTGATTGATTTGAACCATTACCATAGAAAATCTTGCCTGAGTTTAGGTTGGGTGTTGCATTAGTTCTTCCTGCACCGCCTACTTTAATAATACCATCAGAAGCATGAGATCTTTGTACCTGACCTATGTTTTGAATTAGTGAGCTTTCGCCTGTAGGTGCAGTAGTTGTTAAAGCACCTGCGGTAGTTGAAACATAAACTGATTTGCCAACTGTGAAAGCAGAAGTATTTAATCCAGTTAAAGAACCAAAAGTAATAATCTCAACTGCTGCATTTTGATTAGCATTTGCAGCAACAAGACCAAAAGCAGGCATAGCAGAACTATTGTCTGCATCAGCTAGATTAACTGTAGGTACTGTTCCTGAAACACCTGAAATATAAACTACTTGACCTTTAGTAAGAGCAACATCCGCTTTAGCAGTAAATTTAACTGCTCCTTCAATGTCACCAGTAAAGTCTGAAATGACACCTGCAAAGGTAACTGAATCAGTTGTTGCTACTGGTTGTCCTATTGAGATAACACCGCTTGAGTAAGTTACTCCAGTACCACCTGATAAATGAGAATCTACTCTAGCATCGGTGTAATATAAATTAGTTGCACCCTCAGTAAGATCATCGGTGTCTTTACCTGAGAAGGCTGTATCAAATCGTGCTGTGGTGTAATAGAGGTTAGTACCTTCGCTTAAATCGGTTGTTGATTTAGTTGCAAGTCTTGTATCAAAGTCTGAGTTAGCTCTTGCGGTTGTGTAATATAAGTTAGTTCCTTCTGTTAAATCAGAAGTTGATTTACCAGAAAACGCTGAATCAAATCGTGCTGTTGTGTAATAAAGGTTAGTTCCCTCTGTTAAATCAGAAGTTGATTTGCCACTAAATGCTGAATCAAATCTAGCTGTTGTGTAATAGAGATTAGATGCACCTTCAGAAAGATCATCGGTATCGTGATTAGATATATCTGATACTGTGCCTGTAACATTACCAGTTACATTGCCTGTAACATTTCCTTCAAAAGTAGCTGCAACAAAAGTTTCTGAACCTACAGTCCATTTATCATTTGTTTCATCCCATATAAGTGTTTTATTAGTTGCATCTCCTCTCTCAATCTCAATACCTGAGTTCTCACTTGGAGTACCAGTAGCATTAGAATTAAGAACGATAATGTTATCTGCGATAGTAACTGTTTCGGTATTAACTGTAGTAGTAGTTCCTGAAACTGTAAGATCGCCTGAAATAATTACATCATTAAATGTAACATCAGAAGTAGTGCTAACTGCCTGACCAATAGAAATTTCACCAGTGCTGTTGTTATAAGTAACTCCTGTTCCACCTGAAATTAATCCTCTAACTTCTGCATCAGTTCTTTCTGTAAAGCTAAATACACCAGTAGTAGAGTTATAAGATAAATCTCCAGAAGCAGAAACTAAGCCCCTTACTTCTGCATCGGTTCTTTCTGTAAATGAAAGAACGCCAGTAGTTGAGTTATAAGATAAATCACCAGATACAGAAATAGCAGCTCTAGCTCTTGCATCGGTATAGTAAAGATTAGTGCCTTCTGTTAAATCGCTTGTTGATTTACCGCTAAATGCAGAATCAAACCTTGCAGTGGTGTAATAAAGATTAGTGCCTTCAGTTAAATCACTGGTGCTTTTACCAGAGAAAGCAGAATCAAATCTTGCGGTTGTGTAATATAAATTAGTTCCCTCAGAAAGATCTGAAGTGCTAAAAGGGGTTAATGAAATAGTTGGTGTTAATGTTCCAGAAGCATCTACATAAGACCAAGATATACCAGTGCCATCTTGAATTAAATTTGCAACCCTATCGTCAACTCTTTCGTCTGTGTAATAAAGATTAGTGCTGCCTTCAGCTAAATCATCTGTTGAGTTGTTAGATAGGTTGTCTTCTGTAGCTGCAATAGTTAAAGTATTGGCAACATCATTATAAGTAAGTGTGACATTGCTGCCTGCTACTAATAAATTGCTAACTCTGTCGTCAACCCTTTCGTCTGTGTAATAAAGATTAGATCCTTCGGTTAAATCTCCAGTATCTTTACCGCTAAAAGCTGTATCAAACCTAGCCTGTGTATAGTAGAGGTTTGTGCCTTCTGTTAAATCTGTGGTTGAATGATTAGCTATGCTAGAAACTGTACCAGTTACATCACCTGTAACATCACCAGTTAAATCTGCTGAAACTGTGTTAAATGTAACATCAGCAGTTGTGCCAACATCTTGACCAATAGCTAAAGTAACACCATTACCAGAAGCAATAGAAGTAACGCCTGTACCACCAAGCACAGAAAGCTCTTCAGAATCTAAATCTATAGAAATGCTTGTAGTGCCATCTGTGAGGTCTAAATCTTGAGCTGTTACCTGTGCATCAACATAAGTTTTAATTGCTTTAGCGGAAGCCAGAGTATCGTCTGAAGCAGAAACAGAAGTTAGATCTGTGTCTAATACACCTGTCTTTAGATTATCTACTTCTAAATTAGAAACAGTATTATTGTCTGCATCTATGGTTTTGTTCGTTAATGTTTGTGTATCAGATAAAGTAGCAACTGTGCTATCTATGTTGATTTGTACTGTATTTTCAGAACCAACAGTATCTATGCCTGTACCACCATTGATGGTTAGAGTTTCTGAATCTAGGTCTATGGATAATGCACCACCACTATCAGCTTGAAAATCTAAGTCCTGAGCTGTGACCTGAGAATCTACATAAGTCTTAATTGCTTTTGCAGAAGCTATAGTGTCATCAGAAGCAGATACATCGCTTAGATCTGTGTCTAATACACCTGATTTTAAGTTATCTACTTCAAGGTTAGAAATGGTATTACTATCAGCATCTATGCTTTTGTTAGTAAGAGTTTGTGTGTCGGTTAGTGTGACTACACTGCTATCTATAGCGATAGTCAGTGTGTTTAAAGAACCTGATGTGGTAACACCATTCCCACCTGAAATTGTAAAAGTTTCTGAATCTAAATCTATAGATAAAGCTCCACCTGTATCGCCTTGAAAGTCCAGATCTTGAGCTGTAACTTGGCTGTCTACATACGCTTTAATTGATTGTTGTGTAGCTAATGCAGAAGCATCATCAGAAGATAAATCATCTTCGTCTAAGATACTGGTAACTGTTTCACCAGAGCTAAAAGAAAGCGATGTAATTGTATTAACTGTACCACCATCAATATCTACAGTGTTTGAGGTAGTAATTGAAACTGGTAAAGTTACCCAACCATCATCGGAGCTGTTACGCATTTTAAGAAGATTATTGGCAGTATCTACCCATAGCATGTATGCTGTAGTAGTTGTAGGCTCTGTAGCTGATGCGTTGTTAGAAAGTATTGCTGATAGAGCGTTATTTAAGTCTGCTCTAAAGTTAGCACCAGTCGCATTTTCTAAATTATAATCGTGTGTTGCCATCTAAAATCCTCTTCCCCTATTGTAGTTTATGTTGGTGGTGTAGGAAATACCACATCATCAATATTGTCATTCTCTGTGTATTGTGATGGTAAATCTCTTAGTTGTTGTCTGTAAGTTGCCCATTCTGCTTTACCTGCATCAGAAAGCGGTGAATCAGGCATTTGTGTCCAATCAGATCTTCTTAATCTAAGATCTCTGTATATTCTTAATTCTTCTAACACTGGAAGAATAGAATCATTGTTGCCATTGACTATTTCGCCATCAACAACTTTGGAATTTTGTATTAATTCAGGATGCCCCTCTATCCAGTTCAAGCCATCTTCAGGACAAGAAGCATCTTCAAGACCTTCTTGCACTGTTTGGCAATGCTTTATATTGCCATCTGCATCGTACCAACTAATTCTTTTCATCATTTGTAATTAACTATAACTTGTATGCCACTTATTCCATAACTTCTAGTGCTGTAAAGCGTTCCTGTACCATTGGTTTGTAGCGTTACTCTGTACTGATAATAATAATCTGCTGTATAAGCATCATTAGCAATAATAGACTGCAATGCTTCTCCTGTTTCACCTCTTGCTCTAATAGTTGCAATGGTTGAATAAGCAGCAGAGCTTACACCGCCACTAGTTGATGCACTTCTTCTTTGTATTTGCAGCTCACACCAGTCAGCAGTAGAGCTTCCTGAGTTAGCATTAATATAAGTATTACCAATAACAAAAAAAGTGTTGCCTGTGGTAGATGGTGCTTGAAATATGCCTGTAGTAACAATAGCAGTTTGAGGTAGATTATCTACATACCAATATCCGACACTGCCTGTCGCAGTTGCAAACACTGAGGTTGCTCTATCTGCTATTTGTGTTGTGTTAACACCTTCGGTTTTAATAATAAGATTACCTGAACCATCAGTATCAAGTGTTACATTATCTATTCTTATTTTATCTGCTGATAAGTCTGTTATTCTTGCATTATCTATGTAAACAGTTCCACCAGTTACAACAAAAGGACTTACTGAGCTTCCTGCATCGTTATCAATTTTGAAAGTATCAGCTAAGAAAGCTATAGTGCTAGTTGCTCCTGAACCTGAACTTGCATTGCTTTCAAGAACCATTTGAGCAACCTTGCCATTAGCATTAAGTTGCAAAACATAAGATGCAGAAGCGTTGCCTTGTAAACTAGAAATGGCTGTTGCATTGGTGCTAATAGATGATGTATTGCTGCCAACTGTAGAAGTTAAAGATGTTAAAGAGCTAGATAAAGAACTGATATCTCCATCATTAGAAGTAACTTGAGTTTGTAAACTTGTAATATTAGAAGCGTTAGCACTTACATTGCTGTTGGTAGTAGATAAAGAGCTTTGCAGATTAGTGATGGCTGTAGCGTTAGCTGAAGTATCAGTTGTAAGAGTAACTATATCGCCCTGTGCTGTAGCAATGTTAGAACTATTAGTAGATACAGTTGAGCTTAATGAGTTGTATAAAGTTATTAAACTTGAATCTCTAGCTTTTTCCCAACCATTATTAGCTGCATTTCTAACATAGATTTGATTGTTATCATCTGTATCTGCCCAAAGATCTTGTGCTTGCAAGGATGAACTATCTTCTCTTGTTGTAGGAGCAGAGGTAGATTTAATTAATTGTGTTGAGTTAGTACCGCCTGCATCAATGGCTGATTGCACATCACTGCCTATTTTGGCTAGAGTTACCGCATCATCTTTAATGTCAGCAGTTGCAACTGGTTCTATTCCTACACTAAAAGTAAGAGTTGCAGCATCGGATTCTGAGCCTACTGAATTGATAGAAGAAACAGAAGCAACATAGTTAGAGCCTACTGGTAAGAAATTGCAATCAACAAATTCATCATCAACAATCTTATTAAGAAGTTTATTGCTTGAAGCATCTACGATAGAAATTCTGTATTCGTAATTAGGAAAGTCTGTTGGCTCGTTCCATGAAAGAAAAGGTCTTCCTGTTGAGCTGCTATTAGAATCAGTAAATGCTAAACCTGTTGGGGCTTTAACTTCAAATCCTGCAGGTATTCTTGCAATGTCTTCTATGTTTTCTTGTGGTGGTGCTTCCCAACTATAAATGTCCAGATACTCAATACATTGAACATCTATCAATCCGTTTGGTTGTAATGCCATTGCTTCAACTCTAAATAATTTTCCTGTAAATCCCACAGGCGTATAAGCAACGGTAATGACATCTCCAACTTTTACTTTGTAAAGCTCTGGAGTACCAGTAAAGCTGATAGTCATCTGGTTTCTTGATCTACCAAGTATTGCTTCACCCATGTTGTAAGCAACGTATTTATTAACTATGTAAGGAAAATCTACAACCAGTTCTAATTCTTCTCCACCATCATCTGATTTATAGTTAGGTGTTGCATCATGAAATACAGTAACTGTATCCATTTCGTATTTCTTTAATGCATTAAAAAATTGAACGACTACTTTGTTTGCTTTTTCTGATTTGTTTTCATAGCTTACGGTTATGCCATTATCGCCAACAATATGATCGTCTGTAACTGTGAATGTAGATGATGCTGTATCTTCTAAGGTTATTTCATATTTACCATCTATATAATTAAGAATACCTCTCATATTGCCTAAGAGTTCCTGTGTATTTTCTAA